GGTTCAATATTTTCTGGAGTTTTTTATTTAAAATGCAATGATAAATCTGGTAATATATGTTTTACCCATCCAGCTATGAACCATAATTATCATTTTAATATATTTTCTGTATCTGATTATAATAATATAAATGCAGGTTTAAGAGAAATTAAACCGAATGTAGGTAAAATGTTGATATTTCCGTCTTATCAATATCATTATGTACAAACTAATATGTCAGATGATGACCGAGTTACATTAGCATTCAACCTACGTCTTGTATAAATAGAGATATGAATTGAAGGAGAAATTATGGCACAAGATAATCCAAATTTAATCAGCAGAAAAACCATGGAAGCTACAACATCTACAGATGGTTCAGCAGTGGTTTTAATGTCTGAAGTTTTACAAAAAGTAAACAACGCAAAAGATAAACCTAAGAAAATTAAAGTCCTTAGAGACTATGACAATGCTCCACTAAGACAAGTATTGAAGGGTGCATTTGACCCAAACATTGTATGGGATTTACCAGCAGGTGACCCACCATATATTGCCAATGAGGCACCAAAGGGTACTGAACATGGTCTTTTAATGAATGAATCAAAGAGATTGTGGTATTTTGTTAAAGGCGCAAACAATGATTTAACAAAGACACAAAAAGAAACAATGTTTATTCAGATGTTAGAGGGTCTACACCAAGAAGAAGCTAAAGTTATCTTAGGTATGAAGAACAAATCATTAAATAAGATGTACAAAGGTTTGACCGAATCAGTGGTCAAAGAGGCATTTGATTGGAATGATGACTTTATGCGTAAAGAACCAGTACAAAACTAGAACATTTAACTGGTCAATTCTGTCGCACCTCAATAAAACACTGAAAATACACGCTTTTTTTATTACATTTTTTTAAAAAAAGTGCTTGACCTACGGTCCAGATAGTGTATTATATACTCATATAATAAATATTGAGAAAGGTATATTATGAAAAAGATGATATTTTTACTGGCGATACTTTGGTTAGGTTTGAATGCCTTTGCCAATTCAGTAAAAGCTAATGAGTATAATACGGCTGTTATCGGACATGTTGTATCAGAAACTATTAAAGGTACAGACATTGACCATTCTGCTTTGTTAGAAGCAGAGATGAGTAAGATTGCTCACCAATTTGCGTTACAGATGACTTTTGTAATGCAGAAACATTTACCTCAAATTCTTGAAGGTATAGCTGCCGATATTAGATTAAAAGCTGATAACAAATATAAATGTTCTTTGTTGGAAAACGGAACTTACGAATGTCAGGAGTAATATGTACGAAGCATTGCAAATTGTATATACATTTATTCCAAAAGAAATATTGTTGATTATTCTATGTGGTCTAATTATGTGGCCAATGTTAGAATATGATTCATACAAACAAAAAAAGTATGACGAAAACAAAAAGTAAAAAGTTTCAAGACGGTGTTCCTGAGATACCATTTACCTATGATTTTTACATAGTGTATTGGGAGGATATTCAATCAGACGCCGGTTGGAAGTCTATCAAAGAGATAGAAAGAATGAAACCTGCCATTTGTGTATCAACTGGTTGGTTAGTGAAGAAAGATGCCAAAGTGCATGTCTTAATGAGTGACTACAATTATGATGATAATTACGAACTTGCAGATGGTGGTAACACAACAGTTATACCAACTAAGAATGTAATTAAGAAATTCAAAATTGCAGATTTATAAACCAAGAGAGAGGATATATTATGCCACAAGTGAGAAAAAAGTCCAAAGAACTAGACCATTATCTGAAATCAGTTATTGATTCTGTTCCTGGCAAACTAGAAGATTTTATTTCTAGTGACGATACAAAGATGACCTACTATACTGGTAATTGGGCTACAGATGTTTGTAACAATTACACAGAAAAACAATCAGAAAAAATCTTTAAAAAGATGTCTAAATTTATGGACCATCCTAATTTACAATTCTTTCAAAAGAAGAATAGAAATATTGAGATTGGTACATGGTCAGAATATGGTGAACAAGCGCCAGAGACCATTACAAGTTATGAATATATTGTAATGAGAAAGGCCTAAATGAAACCGAATATGATTAAGAAAATAAAACAATTCACCATTGGTGCAATTGCATTTTCTATTTTTGTAGGAGGTGCATTTGTTTACGGCACATTTAATCCAAATTACATAGTCAAGGCAGATATGAAACAAGACCTTGAAATGAAACAGGCCATGTGGGCAAAAGACTTAGGTTTACATGCCCCCGATATGAACTATGCAGATGATGTACAGTTTATTAAAGCATTAAATAAATGTGTTGACTTTATAAACTTTCAAACTCCACCTGATATGAGAGTACCTATTGAAATGATTACAGGTCAAGCAGTATTAGAATCAGCATGGGGTAAAAGTAGATTTGCCTTAGAGGGCAACAATCTATTTGGTATTAGAACATTTGATAAAGATACGCCACATCTTTTACCTGAAGGCATGAAAAAATGGCCTGGTTGGGGTGTTAGAGTATTTGAAACAAAATGTGATAGTGTTAAAGAGTATGTAAGACTTTTAAATTATCACCATGCATATGCAGATTTTAGAGAATATAGAACTGCTATGTTAAAAGATAACAAAGAAGTAAACCCTAAAATTGCAATTACAAAAATAAAAGCATTTTCAACTACCGAAGATTATGATAAAAGAGTTATCAGAGTCATGGGCGAAATTGATGATGTTATGCAAGGTAAAAATGATGACTTTGAAATCACACTAAAAAAGAAACCTATTTTGCCAGAACCTAAACCTGACGAATTGAAATAAATATATCCATGTTCGGAATAATTTTAACATTTTTAAGTGCCATATCTATATCTGCTATTGCGGCTGGATATAGTATCATTGGTTTAGCGACATTGTTTGCAGGTGCAACTTTACCTATTATTGCTATGGGTAGTGCATTAGAAGTAGGTAAACTTGTAGCTGCATCTTGGTTGTATAATAATTGGCGCAACAAATTAGTACCACTTACAATTAGAACCTATCTAACAGTGGCAGTGATTGTGTTAATTTTTATTACTTCTATGGGTATTTTTGGTTTCTTATCAAAGGCACACCTAGACCAAGTACAACCTGCCGGTAATAATGCATTACTAATTGAACAATATGATAAACAAATTGCTTTTGAAGAAACACAAATAGAGAGAGCAAATAATACTTTAGTGCAATTAGATAAAGCATTAGACAAATACATTGACATGGAATATGTCACTAGAGGTCTAAAAGAAAGAGAAAAACAAAAACCTGAAAGAGATGCCTTAAATCTGGTCATATCAGAATCAAATGCTAAGATTATTGAACTCAATAATAAAAAGTATGATATTGAGAAAGAACAATTAAAGATAGAGGCCGAAGTTGGTCCTATCAAATATGTTGCAGAATTAATTTATGGTGATGAGGCAAAAGACCACTTTGATGAAGCTGTCAGGTGGGTAATTATTATCTTAATTTTTGTATTTGACCCTCTCGCTGTATTATTATTGATAGCCGCCAATATTTCATTGAGGAGTAGAAAAATTGAAAAACAGTCCAAGCTTGAAAAAGAAGAAGAGGATAAACTTGAGCTCGCAAGCCAGGAAAAAGAGAAAGCAAAGAAAGAGTCTGTTAATGCAAAAGCTAGAGCGAAGAGAGCAAGAGATAGAGAAAAAGTTTACAAAGATTTTTTTAGAAAATTAGGACAAAGAGATTTAAAAAACAGAGACTATGAGGAGTTTTTTAGAAGTCTTGGTGCCGAAGAATTGAGAAAGTTAGGTCTGGATCCTGATGAAATTCGTATCAAAATGGACCAAATCATGGAGTGGAATGACCTAGATACATCAAAAACAACGCCAAATAAGAGATATTTGGAGGTTGACAAACCTAATAAAAAGTGATAGTATAATAATATGATTACAGAAATTGACTTGAAAAGACTTTATGGTACTGATAAAGCTAAAGAGAGGCTTATCAACAATGCCATGAAAGCGTGTGAAGATTCTACCACAAATTGGGCAAAGAATTTCTGGTTTAACACCTGGAAAACACTATGTCAAAAGTATGGTAGAGATGACTTATATAGAAAACACTTACATTAGGGAGGAAACATGAATATCTTTTATCTACACGAAAATCCAGAAACGGCTGCTCAAATGTCATGTGATAAACATGTGACTAAAATGATTTTAGAGTCTGCTCAACTGTTGTCAACTTGTCACCGTGTACAAGACGGTACAGAATACTATGACAAAACGGCAAATGGTCGAAAGATTAAAAGATGGCGACACCCTAATCCTAACATGGAAGCTGTATTGTACAAAGCAGGTTGGATTAAACACCCTAGTACACTATGGTTATTTGAAAGTGCATACAATTATTTTTGGTTGTACAAACATTTTCTTGCTCTTAATGAAGAGTGGAAAAGACGATACGGCCATAATAGAGACCATGTTGCTGTACAAAAGTTGGGCGATCTGTTAAAACATCCACCCAAAAATGCACACCTAAATAAAATTGCGACACCAATTAAACCTGCTATGCCAGAATACTGTAAAGTACCAGGCGATGGTGTTGCAAGTTATCGAAAGTATTATATACTTGAAAAACAAAGACTAGCAACCTGGAAAAGTCCAGCAAAACCACCTCAGTGGTACTTAGAAGGAGTAAAGAATGGCCGAGTATAATAGAGACAATATGATTCAAGCAATTGAAGACCACGCAAAAGGTCATATTGCAAAGCATGTAATGAATGTAGAAGTGTATTTAAAAAATGCAGCTGGTGTTGGTGAACATCCAGATATTTTAGAAGCAATTGAAAAAGAATTAAAAGTGATTGCAGAATATCACGACCAACTAGAAGTTATTAATCATTACATAAAGAAAAAAGACCCATTTAAGGTTGAATAATGCCAACATACGATTTTGAGAATACTAAAACCGGTGAAGTGACAACAGAAATGATGTCCATGAGTGAACTGGATGAGTTTAAAAAGAAAAACCCTCATATGAAACAACTCATTAATAAGATAAATATTGTTAGTGGTGTTATGGGTATGGGACAGATGAAATCTGATAATGGTTGGCGTGAAGTACAAAGTAAAATCGCAGATGCTCATCCTAATTCACCCTTTGGCGAGCAACATGGTACGAAAACCATTAAACAAGTAAAAACGGAACAAGCCGTCGCCAAACACCGAAAGAGACAAGGTAAATGAAGACATGGGTACTAATTACCATCTTCTTCAATATTGAGGGAATTTACATGATGCCAGCAGTAGAGTTTCCAACTATGGATTCCTGTTTTAAAGCGAGAGAAATTATGGTGAAGAACATGGAAGAAGAAACAAACTTAAAGGCTGGTATAAATTGGCAATCACTTTGTATCGGTAAAAACTTTACTACGGAAGGACTATCACTATAATGCCAGATATACCTGATTATATGCGTGGGTTTGACCTTGATGATG